TACCCCAACAGTTAATAGAAAACGAGCTAATGCTTTAAATAAAGATGGTATTGTCCTTCTCCAAACTGAACTATCTTTTACAACAAGACCTGAGATCTTAATTCAAGAGTTAAAACTTATAATTGATAGAGATAATTTAAAAGCAAACTAAATAAATATTTATAAACAATGAAGACTAATACTTTCAAATCTATAATTAAAGAAGCTGTTAGAGAAGTTATTAGAGAAGAATTAAGAGAAATTTTGTTAGAAGCTGTCAAAGCTCCTAAACAAGTAGTATCTGAATATTCTCCTCAACCTCAACCTTATTCCTCTGCTCCTTCATTAACTATGGAACAAAAAAGAGAACAATATAGAAATGTTTTAGGAGAGACAGCGGCTGCCTTTACAACCCAAAACATTGCTGAGTTTAATCCTAGAGGAACTATGCCTGGTTCTGATCTCCCTGCTGGTGAGTTAAGTATGAATCAGATAATGAATTTAATGAATAGATAATGGCTATAAAACAAACTAACATATTTCCTATTGATTTACAACCAAGAAATGCTGTTGGTTTGGCTTTTCCTTTTACCAACTCAGCTACCTCAGGGTCTATACCCTTTAAATTGAATTACACTACAAGAGATCAGGTAAAATCAAATATAATAGTTTATCTTTCAACTAATAAAGGTGAACGTCCTCTAAATCCTAATTATGGAGGAGGATTAAAAAATTTTTTATTTGAACAATTATCTACAAATACATTTTCTAATGTTGAAGATGTTATAAAAAGAGAACTAGCTTCCCAATTCCCTCAAGTTAACTTAAAAAAAGTTGAGGTATTAGGATCTCCTGATAATTATACTTTAACTATAGTTATAACTTATTCTGTTTTCAATAATGAAACAGACACTTTAGCTATAAATTTTAACCCATAATAATGGCTGATACTAAAACAAATAGAGATATAAAATATATTAATAGAGATTTTGATTCCTTAAGATCTTCTCTTATTGAATTTTCAAAAACCTATTTCCCAACCACTTACAATGATTTTGGACCCAACTCCCCAGGATCAATGTTTATTGAAATGGCTTCATATGTTGGGGATGTTTTATCTTTTTATTTAGATAACCAAATTCAAGAGACTTTTTTACAATATGCTCGTCAGGAGCCTAATTTATATGACTTAGCTTATATGATGGGTTATAAACCTAAAGCCACAGGTGTAGCTATTGTTGATATAGATATTTATCAAAAAGTTCCTGCTAAAAATGTTGGTGGGGTTTATGTACCTGATTATGATTATGCTTTATTAATAACCAATAATACTATTGTAGGATCTAATACAGGAAACCCAACTCGATTCTTAATTCAAGATCCTATAGATTTTTCATTTTCTTCATCCTTAGATCCTACAGAAGTTACTGTTTATGAGGTAGATGGTTTTGACCCTTCCTCTTTCCTTCTAAAAAAAACACGAAGAGCAATCTCAGCTACACCTAAAAATACAACATTTACTTTTACTAATGTTCAAAGATACCCAACAGTTACTATTAATGAAGCTAATATAGTTGGGATATCTAGTATTATAGATAGTGATGGTAATGAATGGACTGAAGTTCCTTATTTAGCTCAAGAAACTGTATTTGAGCCTATTAAAAATAAAAATCCTTTTGGTCCTGACCCCAATGCTCAATCTGACTCTAATGAGGTACCTTATATTTTAAATTTAAAAAAAGTACCAAGAAGATTTGTTACTAGATTTAAATCTAAAACCCAATTAGACATACAATTTGGAGCCGGGACTAATCAAAATAATATAAATGAAGTTATAATACCTAATCCTGATAATGTTGGGATTGGTTTACCTTCATCCCAAGAAAAATTAACAACAGCTTTTAATCCTTCTAATTTTTTATATAGTAATACTTATGGTATAGCCCCTTCTAATACAACATTAACTGTAACTTATTTAGTGGGAGGGGGAGTAACAGCTAATGTTGAATCAAATGTTATTAACAGTATTGTAAGTGCTGATATAAAATTCCAAAATTCTAATTTAGATAATACTTCTAACTTAGCTCAAAATATATTTGACTCTGTATTAGTGTTAAATCCTACAGCGGCTACTGGAGGAGATGATGGAGATAATATAGAAGAAATAAGAAATAATACTTTGGGTAATTTTGGAGCCCAATTAAGAACTATAACTCAAGAAGACTACTTAGTTAGATCTTTAAGTTTACCCTCCCAATATGGAACTATAGCTAAAGCTTATATTGAATCTGAAAAACTAGAGAATCTCCTCCCTGGTGAATCTCCCTCAGCTTTAGACTTATATGTTTTAAGTTATAATGCTAATAGACAATTAATCACAGCTTCTCCTACCTTAAAACAAAATCTCTCAACCTACCTTTCTCAGTATAGAACTATTAATGACTCTATTAAAATTAGAGATGCTTTTATAATTAATATAGGTGTTGATTTTGATATTATAGTATTACCTAATTTTAATAGTAATCAAGTTTTAACAGACTGTATATTAGCTTTACAAAATTATTTCAATATAGATAACCAACAAATTAATCAACCAATTTTATTGAGAGAGATATATATTCTTTTAGATAGAGTTAAAGGAGTCCAAACTGTTGATAGTATTAAAATATCTAACAAAAGCGGTGTAGCCAGTGGATACTCTCAGTATGCTTATGATATAAATGGAGCCACATTGAATAATGTTATATATCCTTCACTAGACCCTTCTATTTTTGAAATTAAATACCCCGATGTTGATATTAGAGGTAGAGTTAAAACTTTATAATTATGGCAGTATATAAAATTTTCCCAACAAAAGATACAACTATATATTCAAGATACCCAACTAAAAATACAGGGTTAGACTCTATTATAGAAGCTATAGCTGACTTTTCAACAGGTACTGCTCATGTTAGTAGATATTTAATTCAATTTTCTCAAGAAGAAATTAATTCTATTATTGATAATAAAATTGGTACTTCTTCTTTTAAAGTCAATTTAAAAAATTATATCTCTAATATTGAAAATCTTAATTTAGACACCACATTAGAAGTCTATCCTATATCAGGATCTTGGGGAATGGGAACAGGTAAATTTAATGATAACCCTGAGGTAGATAATGGGTGTAGTTGGGTTTATAGGACATATTCTGGATCAAACTCTTGGACTACCTCTGGTTTCTCTCCTTATGTCACTGCTTCTTATAGTAGTGTAACAGGAGGAGGTACTTGGTATACTGGTTCTTCTTTAGGTTTAAATGTTACCCAATCTAAAGTTTATAATTATAATAGTAGTAAAGATTTAGACATAGATGTAACTAATACTGTAAAAACTTGGTATAGTTCATCTAAATCATTAGGTGGTTTTACTAATGATGGATTTATTATTAAACAAAGTGGAGCGGATGAATTTGTAAATAGTTTGTCTAAACAAACTAAACTTCAATTCTACTCTATAGACACTAATACAATCTACCCCCCTGAGCTTCAATTTCAATGGGATGATTTTAATTATTCTACTTCATCCGCTCAGTCTGTTATTGACACAACTCAAATGGTTGTAACTTTAGCTAATAATCCTATTGAATTTAGACGTTCTGAAGTATACAAATTTAGAATTAATTGTAGACCAGAATTCCCCACTAGAGTCTACCAAACATCTTCTATATATACAACTAACTATTATCTCCCAGAAACCGCGTATTATGCTATAAAAGACTTGGATACTAATGAATTTCTATTTAACTTTGATAATACTTACACTAAAATAAGTGCTGATAGTTCAAATAGTTATTTTACCATCTATATGAATGGATTAGAACCTGAAAGATATTATCAAATCTTATTAAAAGTAGTGTTAAATGGAGAAACTATAATTTTAGATGATAATTATTATTTTAAAATAATAAATTAAAAATGGGACAAAGAATTGATCTTATTAGAAAAGTTTATGATAAAGATAAATATCAAAACACTATTGATACCTCTTTTAATGAACTAACCCCCCCTACTCCTTTCTTAGACACTGAACCTGAAATAACTATAACACAATTTTTTGAAGCTTATAATAATTTATTTTTTGATATACCTAAAACAGGGCCTAACTCTCATAACGAATTAATTCAAAGAAGTAGTGAGTATGTTGATAATGAACAAACTAATCTAGAGTTAGACGCTTTATATAGTGAAATAAA